TGTACGGCTGGTTATCAAGGCAAAAAAGATTCTATGAGAAATCGTTCTCAGGGAATAATTAAGAAAGCGATGGGTGGAGTGATGCCAGGGCCTATAGTGCCGCCACAGATGCCCCAGCCTGATATCAGCTTACAGTTATCCCGAGGGGCATATAATCCCAATGCTGAGGCTAATATTGGTGGGTATCAATTAGATACGGCTTTATCTAATAAGAAGACGCGCACTTATCATAATCCTGAAACAAAACAGACTTATATTTCGCATAAAGGAACAGATCCTAAAGATAGAAATGATTTGAAGAATGATTTTCTAATCACCACTGGACTATTGAATAGAAATACTTCAAAACGAGTTAGGAATGCTGAAAATATAGCCAGGAGTGCGCAAGAAAAATACGGCAATAATATTACTAACGTCGGTCATTCTCTAGGCGGTACGATGGCTGAACAGACAGGTCGGCGATTAAGGCCAGAAAATAGCGCAGTCGTTGGTTACAATCCCGGAATGTCCCCTTTAAATGTGGGGAAAGGATTATTTCAAAAAGCTTCTGCCTATTTAAATCCTAATTCAAATAAGACTCAAAAACTTCAGAATGTGACTCGTCATACAACAGGCGTTGCCCCCATTTCTATGGGCGGTTTATTTCACGCTGGTAATACCGTCGTTCATAAACCAACCTCTTTTAATCCACATGGATTGAGCAACTTTAAAAAAGGTGGCGTAGCCAAGTTGAAACAACCCAAAAAGGAAACTCGAAATGAATGCAGATGAAATGCCAATCAAATATGAAGCTGGATATCCCGGTAAAGACTTAATGAGAAGTCGTGCTAAAAACATTATGGATGAAGAAATGAAGCTATCAGGTGTTAGAAAAGCTGCCCCTTCTAGTTTCTCCTCTCCTGAAAAGACCAAGATGCGTTACTACAAGAAAGGGGGTGCAGTGAAATTCGCTACTGGTGGTGCTTTGCCAGCTCCTAAAAGTCCATTCGAAAGCGCTTCCAAAGCAATGGGCGAAGTTCCGATGAAAAAAGGTGGCGGCGTTAGATTCGCAGATAAATTTGGTGACCCGGAAACGATGAAAAAAGGTGGAAAAGTTAAAATGGCAATGGGTGGTATGCCAGGAATGATGGCCGCACGCGGAATGCATGGGATGATGAAACGTCCAATGGAAATGGCACGGCCTGCTCAACAAACACCGATGAATACTGAACAGCAAGCGCCCATGAAGAAAGGCGGAAAGGTTAAAAAGGAATGCGGTGGTGGTGCTATGAAGATGGCCATGGGCGGTTCTGGAAAGATTCGTCATAAAGAAATGACAGCTGCTGGAAAACCCATTAATAAGAAAGGTAGTGTCAGAATGAAATGATAATTAAATTTTGCGAGACATTCCTTCTAGAAATCAGACAAGAAAAGAACGCACTTGAAAATAGGCTCTGTAAAGGGCCTATTTCTGGATGGGATGATGTCAAAGATTTAAGAGGTGAAATCAGAGGACTTGAAAAGTGTGAACAAAAGGCCATAGAGCTTTATAAAAGAATGTTTAACAGTAAAAGATTAGCGGCAGTTGCCGAAAGGAGCGAAGATGAGCGAAATAGTATCTAGCATGACGAGTTACATTAAAGATGATGAAATTGAAAGTTCAAAAGAAGCCGTCTTTAAAATATTAGAAGATGAATATTGGAATAAGAAATATATTGATACAGACGGTCGGGAAGTAACCGTTACAAGTCATCAAAAAGCAGAAAAGTTCGAATTACCCCCTTGTTCTGGTTACAACATGATTATCAAAATGTGTGACCGATATGAAGAGAAAATAGTTATCAAAGATAAAGATGGTAAGGACGTTAATCTTATTATTCCAGCAAGTGTTAGTGCGAATGATAAATACACCACTACTGTTGGCTGGGTAATTGCTCAAGGCCCTGAATGCTATCGAGATAAAGAACGATTTCCGAGTGGCGCACGTTGTCGAGTAGGAGATTTTATTTTATTTCCTCGATATGCTGGTGGAGCGGTTATGAATTACTTAGGGATTAATGTCAAAATTATAGAAGATGTGCATTGTATGAGCCCACTAAAAGACCCTTCTTATATTATTCAATAGGAGCTATAAAATGGAAGAAAATGAAAATCAATTTCCAGATGAACCGGAAGCAGTAGAGGATTCTACGTCCCAAGACGAATCTGAGCCAGACCAGGAGCCAGAAGGCGAGGAAAGCGAGCAGGAAAGCCCGCAACCAGCCCCCAAACGGCCTAAAATCTCTGCACAGACGCGCATTAATCAAATTACGCGTGAAAAGTTCCAAGCATTAGAGATTGCTGAAAGAATGCGGCAAGAAAATGAGCAGCTTCAGCAAGAAATGATTCGTTTACATACTAAAACTGAGGCTTCTACCAAAGCGGCATTGGCTCAGTATACGAGCGCAACAGAACTTCGTCTGCAACAGGCTAAACAAGCCTTTAAACAGGCCTATGAATCGGGTGATATTGATGCTCAAACAGATGCGCAAGCTAAAATAGCTGAAGTTAGCTCTGAAATGCAGCAAGTGAAGGCTTGGGAAGCAGAAGATAATTGGAATAAAAAACAACAAGCCGAGATTCAGCAACAACAACACTATCAGCAACCAACTGTTCAGCAACAAATGCAGCAACAGCAATATCAGCAACCCTATGAGCAGGCACCTGTTGTAACTCCTGAATCTCAGATGTGGTTAGATAGTAATCCTTGGTTGGATGAGAATAATCCAGACCATAACCCTGAATTAGCTGAACGAGTTATGACCTATTCAGACCAATTAGATAATTATCTTTATCAGAATGGTCAAGCGAATAAGATTGGACGCGCTGAATATTTTCAAGCAATTAACGCCCATGTTCGGGAAATAACAGGAACACCACAAAGGAGAGCATTACCGATGAAAGCGAGCAGAACACCCGTGGGTGGTGTCCGTAGTAATAGCGGATATATGAATAATCAAAGGCAGCCTAAAGAACTTCCAGCAGAACATCAGGAAATGATGAAGCATTGGAAGGTTAATCCGGAAGAGGCTAAAGCATATCGTAAAGAATATCACGACGACATTACTAATGGTCGTGCATCCTGGGGGAGATAATCATGTCAAAGACAATACGCGAACCAAGACAAACACGAGCTGAAGAACATAGTATGTCAGAACGTTATGCTCAATATGAAAAAGCATTGGATAGAGTCGAATTCAAACACGACCTCTGGGTAGATGAATCGCTTATCCCAGACGGAATGGAATATCGTTGGCTTCGAACCGCGACTCATGGTGTTCCTGATGACGGGAATGTAGCTAAGGGCGAAGGCGCTTGTTGGACAGCGGTTCCAGCCGGTCGTCATCCAGAGCTAGCTTCTAATGACCATATTGGCAAACACGATTCTCGTTATGGATATTACTTTAGAGCAGGACTTGTTCTTTATGAGCGTCCTAAGTATTTAGGTGTCAAGGAAATGGAGAAATTGAATAAGCATAACTATAATGTTGTGACTTCAATCCCAGCCGCTGATAACTATTTGGGAGATAAAGGAATTCCAGGTCATTTTATGCACAACGATACAATGACTTCTAAAGGAATCGCGTTTGGTGAATAGTGTCGAAGCTATTCAAACAATAAGTGTATTGTATGCTTGAAGCGAAATTATTATCCTGATAATCATTGGGAAACCAAATCGCTTCGAGCGTGCAAAATAAGCGGGACCGTAGCTTTCAATTCGGTACGGCATATGCCTCGTAATTATTTACGGAAATATAAACATATTTGCGGAGACAATTATTATGTCATATGGTACCGACGCCCCGTTTGGCCTCCAACCCCGTGTTTCTTTAACCGGTGGTACGTGGAATTGCCAACAAAACGTTTATCAAATTCCTTCTGGTTACGCACAAAACATTTTCACTGGTGACCCCGTATTCTTAGGTGCTGATGGATATATCCATGTTTCACCTGATGCGAATGCTAGTGCATTGTATTTAGGTGTATTCTTTGGGTGTGAATTCAGTATCGCTGTTCCTAATGCAGCTGGAAACTTTGTTTTCTCTCCTTTCTGGCCAGCGAATCAAGCCACTTTAAATGCGGCTGTTGTAAATTGCTTTGTGGTTGATGACCCCACTGTTGAATACAGTATTCAATGTGGACACGCCGGTAACACAACTACCTTTACCCAAGCTAATGTTGGTAAGAACTATGCCATCACTATCGGAACAGGTAGCACATTAACCGGTCAATCTGGTGCGTTCTTAGATTTAACTTCAACCAGCAATACAGCGGCTTTCAAAGTAATTCGTTTAGAGCCATCCATTAACCCATTACAAGTACAGGGTAACCCTTATGTGAACGTTGTCGGCGTGTTTAACGCAGATACCTATAAGAGCCTCGGTACCGTTAACCCAACATAAGGAGATAAACAATGGCAATTAACACTACGGCAATCGCCAATCTCTTGCGACCGGGCTTAAAGGCCGTTTACGGAGATTACCCAAGTTATCCTAGTCAGTGGTCGGAAATCTTTACGACTCATGATTCTGATAAGGCTGTTGAAATTGAAGTGGAAATGAAGTTCTTAGGGTTGGCTCAAATCCGACCAGAAGGCGCACAAACTGCGACCGATACTATGGGTCAACGGATTGTCACGAGCTATGTGCATAAATACCTAGCTCTTCAGTTTCACATAACTAGACAGGCGATAAAAGATAATCTTTATAAGACACGTTTCCCATTGATGTCCAGAAGTTTGAAGAAATCTATGCTTCAAACGAAGGAAATCTTAGGCGCTTCGGTTCTAAATAATGGATTTAACAACGCTTATCCAATTGGCGATGGCAAGTCTTTATTTAACTTGAATCATCCTATTGATGGTGGTGTGTTCGCGAATGGTTTCTCGACAATTGTTGACTTAAATGAAGCAGCGATTGAAGCGGCTATTCCGATTATCCAACAATTCAGAGACCAAGCAGGTCTAATTTGCATGACACAACCTAAGAAATTGATTGTGCCACCGCAATTGCAGTTCACTGCTGACCGCTTGTTAGGAAGCTCGTTCAGAACTGGAACTCCAAATAATGACATCAGTGCAATGTACAACATGTCATCTATTCCTGAAGGTTTCAGAACTAATCAGTTCTTAACGAATCCTAATGCTTGGTTCATCTTAACTGATGCACCTGATGCGTTTAAACATTATGTCCGTGAACCTATCGAAGTGGATGTCTATACAGATTTTTCTACTGATAATTTAATGGCAAAAGCAGTCGAACGTTATTCCTTCGGGGTCAGTAATGCCCGCGGTGGATTTGGCGGTGGTGTAGCTGCTGGTACTTAATGGCAAAAATACAGCCGGTTACATTTTGTAACCGGCTGATTGTTGGAATATCATGAAAGGAAGGCTTTTTTATGGCACTTAATCAAACTTCGACTCCATTCTTGCCTACCTCTTTGTTGGTAGCAGATTTAACAAAATTCACTGGAATTACGGGCGCACAAGCTACTAGTCCTGATTCTGTTCCTACATTAACTATCAATCAGACCACACAATTACCTGTTTCTGCTGCATTAGAAGTTCAATCAACCACTGGATTATTGTTGGTACCACGATTGACTGATGCGCAATATGCAGCATTGATTACCCCTGTTGTGCCACGTCCTCAAGTCGGCGCTGTTCCAGACCCAGGTAACGTAATTAATGGGATGATTTATTACAATAGTGATGATGAAAATTTCGTATTCTATCAAAATGGTGCTGCTGTTATTTTGCCAAGTGGTGGTGGTACTGGAAATGTGACGGGCGTTAATAGCGTTATTAATGGCACCTTAGCCTATTATAACGGTACTGATGGATTATTAATTGATCAGACCAGTATGGGTAATTTAGGTGGATTCAATGTTTTAGCAAATGAATTAGTCATTTGTGGTACCACTGGAACTGCCAATCAAGTAGCGACTTATGTTGGAACTGCTCAAAGCGGTGGTGGTGGTGCGATTATTCAAGCAGCGACTGTTACTATGTCTGCTGGTGGAATCGCGAATGTCACAACCATTCAAAATGCATTAGGCACTCTTTCTCTACCCAGCTATACATTTACTGCACATACCAATACGGGTATTTTTTCAGCTGCTGGGGCATCTGTTGATGTTGCGGTTGGTGGAGCTGCGGGACTCAAAGTTTTATCGACTGCGGTTCAGTTTCCTGATGGAACGGCTGCATTACCCGCTATTACTTTCTTAAGTGAAACTGATACTGGTATGTATCGAATTGGCGCTAATACAGTTGGTTTTGGTGCGAATGGTGGGACTAACTTCTCGGTTGCAGGAACGATTGCGACATCTGCGACTTATTTGACTGCCGCTGGTGCTGCTGCAACGACAACTGCAACTCCTTCGATTGCCACTTTGACTGCGACTTCTACAGATACCAACGCTTCTATTAGCCTAGTTCCTAGAGGGATTGGTCAAGTATTGAATGTGAATGGTGCTGTTGCAACACCTGCTTATAGCTTTGCTGCGGATACTAATACTGGTATTTACCGAGTTGGTGCTGAGCAGTTAGGTTTTGCTGCTAATGGCGTTCTTAATTTCCAAGTTAATGCTGCGTCCGTCAATGTTCCTGTTGGAGCAGTTGGAACGCCAGGAATCGGGTTTTTAACTGATACTGATACGGGTTTATGGCATGCAGCCGCTAATACCATTGGATTTGCGGCGGCTGGTGGAAATCAGTTCTCGGTCACTGGGGCTGGTGTAACCAACAATTGGTTGCAAGTAACCGGTGTCGCTACTGGTTCTTCACCTTCTATCACTGCATTAGGCACTGCTGATGCAGATGTTTCTATTACTTGTGTGACTAAAGGAGCGGGTGCTCTTGCTGTTAAAAGCTCAGATATCACTCTTCCAGGAAAATTATCACTGCTTGAAGGGTCAACGAATGGCGTATTGAGCGCCAGCATTGCAGCGCCAGCCAACGTGACTGCATCTTATGTTTTAACGTTGCCAGCGACTGCTGTTGGTTCCGCAAATGGACAAGCTTTAACGATTGTTTCTGGCGGTGGTACAGCCGCGTTGACATTAGGATTTGCGAATACCAGCGGGATTCAGTCCTTATCTGGAACCATCAGTACTGCTAATTTTTTAACAACCAACACTGCTGCGGTTAACATTGTTCCTGCGCCAGCTTCTGGATTTATGGCGGTTGTTCAAAGGATTATTTTGAATTACGACTTTAATACAGCTGCTTTTGCAGGTGGCGGAAATGTTGTTCTTCAATATGGTGCTGGTGCTTATAACGCTACTAATGTGTGCAGCAGCCCTCATATTGTGGCCGCTGTTTTTCAAGCGACTAATAACACTGTTTCTACTGCTGCTGGTCTATATGGTGCTTCGGTAGCATTAAATTCTACTGTTACAAATGGAGTTGGGGTTTATTTGAGTAATGATACTGCCAACTTTACGGCGGGTGGA